GATCCCCATATTAGTACATTTGGAGAATGACCTACATAAGCTACATCATAGTAAACGTTTGAAGAGGATATAGAATTATAGCAATGCAGAATATTAGTAGCATTAAAACCTGTAGCACTGTGTTCGGTAGACCTAAGTAAAACACCAGCGCTGTCTGGGTCTATGATAACGTTAAGTTGACCTAATGTGCCTGGGGAATAAGTGTCATTTGGTACTATAATTGTTTTTCCAGTGCCTCCGTCTATTTTTAAACTTACAGCACCACTTATGCCCATTTTTACGCCCGCAGCATTGTAAGATGTAAAATATAGTGGCCTGTTAGAATCACCTTCCATCCTATAATTTACACCATCCCACAAACCAAAGTTTACTTGATGGTTACTTGCATTTATCATTTTTAATCGTGCAATAGAATCAAACACTGTTAAGCTTACATCAGGACTTGTTGTTCCGATGCCAACTCTGTTGTTAGCTCCGTCAACCTTTAGTGCGTCCGTTGCAACCGCAACATCACCTGTTAAGGTAGAGGTTCCAGCAACTGTTGCGTTTCCGCTTGCAGTGATGTTTGCTGCCTGAAGGTTTGATGCTGCTGGATGTGTTCGTGATTCTTTTCTTTGTCCCTGAAAAACAACGTAGCATGTATCTGAAGACAGTAATGCTTCGTCAAAAGTTATGGTTGAACCAGAAACTGTGTAAGCAGTTGTTGGTTGCTGACGAACATTGTTAATAAAAACCTCAAGGTCTTCTGGTGTGGTAACAGCTGTGTTTAAACTGTAAGACGTAGCACCAGTGCCTGTAATTGTCTGAGACTGTCCAGCAGTAAATGTTTCTTTTGGGGATGCTCCTAAATATGGCATTAGCTAGTAATCTCCATTACGCCCATGACAACGTCTAGGCTGTCAGCAGTGTCTGACTTGAATTGTAGGTCGTCGTTTGTTTGCAGTATGTATTTCTGACCACCCATGACTTCGAGTGTGGCTCCTGATAAAATTTGTACGTCGTTTAGTATTAGTCGGTGATTTGCGTTTGTGGTTCCGTCTGTACCACCAACTCGGAGTACACAGCTTACTTTTATTGTTCCCGTTGTTCTGTTGCAAAGAGCTACACCTAGAACAACTGTTGCTGTTAGGTTTGATGCGTTAGCGTCATATACTGTAACAAAACTTGTATCTACTTTTTGTGCTGTCGCATTTTTAAATGTATTTGCCATCTAGTTCTCCTATCACCCAAGCGCAATGCTTAGTGCAACAGCGTCGTCTTGTGTCGCTGCTAAAGCTGCGTTTATTTTTAAATTCTTGTTTACGTTCCACGTATCATCCGTATTTGCGTATGTTAATGTTGCGTCTGTTCCGCTTCCAATCTCGACTGTAATCCCAGCTCCGTTGGAGGCTGCTGCATTTGCAGAGCCCTTGGCGACAGTAATGTTCTTATCAGTCACATCCAAAGTAGCAGAATTTACTGTGGTTGTCGTACCATCTACTTGCAAACTTCCCTTGATTTGAACCGTGCCTGTGTTGTCACCCACTGTTGATGGGTCAATAACGAATGTGGCTGGGCCTCTAAGCTCGCCACCAAGAGTTACGTTATTTCCAAAAGCATTGGTGATTCGAGCGTCTGCTCTTGTGTTTGTAAAGTATAGGTTTGTGCTGCCTTCTGGCAGATTATCGGTGTCGTAAGATGTAATAAACAATACAAAAGCAGAACCATTGTAAACCTTCATCTGCGTTGCAGACGTATCGTACCAAAGGTCGCCCGTAGTCGGGCTCCCTGGAGCAGAGCCTCCAATGAAGTAAGTGTTAGCAAACGAGTTTACGTCTGTGACGTTTGCTGCAACCGTGTTTACGTTAGCGATTGAACCAGCGACTGTGTTGACGTTTGATATTGAACCAGCTGTTGTATTTACGTTACTTATTGAACCCGCCACTGTTGTGACGTTTGCATTATTGGTTGCTACAGTAGTTACGTTTGATGCTATTCCAGCAACAGTTGTGACATTTGCGTGTATGTTTGATACGGCAGTTACGTCTGAGGATATTGATGCAACTGTGGCAATGTCGTTGTTTTGTGTAGCAATCGTGTTGCCCATACCGTTTCCGTGAACAGTACAGTAATAAAGAAGACCTGATGCTGGAGCATTGTTTGGTACAGCAAATACAACTGTTGCACCAGCTTGACCAGCAGTTCCATTTACAGTTACGCCTGTTGTGTAAGACGAAGACCCGTTCTTAAATGCTAGTGGGTGTCCATTGTTAGTGCCATCGCTCACGTCGAAGGTGTATGTGAAACCACGGACAAGTGTTAGTGTTGGTTTGCTTGCGCCGTCTATGTAAAACACACCACCAGCGACTGTAACAACAAACGTCTGTGTGCCTGAGAATATACCAGCAACAGTGTTTACGTTGGCTATGCTGCCAGCGACAGTAGTGACGTTAGAATTTATACCAGCGACACTATTAATGTTAGTTGCGTTTGCGTTGACGGCATTAATGTTCGTAGCATTTGAGTTTACGGCAGATACCGCAGACGATATTCCAGCTACGCTTGTGACGTCAGACGAGATTCCAGCAACTGTGGTTACGTTCGCATTGTTGGTTGCAACCGTTGTTACGTTGGCTTGTATTCCAGCTACTGTCGTTACGTTTGCATTGATTCCAGCAACGGTGTTTACGTTAGTTATGTTTGTAGCTGTGGTGTTGACGTTCGCAATATCTGTTGCAACGGTGTTGATATTTGCAATTCCATTGGCAACTGTGACTACATTTGTAGATGTCGCCCAGAACTTTGCTGAATACTCTCCTGTGTTTCCGACTGTGCTGCTTGTCTTGATAGCCCAGTCCTTGGCAGAACCAGTGGTGGTGTCTACACCAGTTCCGCCAAGAGCGTAGGCCTTCGAGGAGAACTCTGCGTTGTCTGCTGTGCCGTCTGTCTTTGTTGCCCAGTCTTTTGCGTTACCGCTGTTAGCTGCGCCCGTTACACCTGTGCCTCCAATAGCCCAGGCTTTTGCACTGTATTCTGAACCCGTTATGGCTCCGTCTGTTTTTATGGCATAGGCTCGTGCTTCGGAAACATCAACTATCTTTGTTGTGTTACTGCTCGATGTAAAATTTGACTCGCTAGAAAAAGTTTGTCCTGAAGTTAGTCCGTGTACGATGTATACGTCTTTGATGCTGTCTGTTACTACGTCAAAGTTTTGATATGTTGTTGATGTACTAAATGTGCCTGTGACGTTGAAGAATGTTGTAATGTCCTGATAACCAGTAGATGCGTTAGCAAACTGGCCTACACGAACTTGTATCTTGTCTGTGGCTGGGTCGAATCTAAACTCAAAGTTACTGGAACGAAATACACCTGATGAATCAAAAAGGTCGGCAATCATGTCAGGAAGCGAGCGAGTGCCTTGCTCAACATTCTCCATGTATGTGTCTAAAATGTGTTCCCCTGTTTTAGAGGAACGGAATCGTATCTGTTCGCCTGTTGGTTGAGTTTGTGCCATTAGTTGTAATACCCCAAATCTTTCATCAACTGTATTAGTTTTACTTTAGTAATCTTATACTTGTCGTCCTGACCAGCTTTTTCTAAGGACTCAATTTTTGTTTCCAATTTAGCTATGGTTTCTTCCATAGCTGTCATCTTATCCTTGATTGACTTGTATTCAGACGTCCTTGTCTTGTTCATTTCCGCAAGCTCTAATCCCAAGAGCCTGTCATTCTCCTCCACCAAGTCAACTATCTTCTTGTCTTCAATGGAGGCTTTGAGTGCGTCTACCTTGCTCATTGTCCTTGCCTCTCTCTTAATGGAATGAGGTTGCCCTTCTGAACTTCTTGCTGGACGTTCTCATTCGGTTGTACTGATGCACCTCGCATCTTTTCCATAAGCTGCATTTGCTGAGATGGGCTTGGGCCTTCTTGTGCCATCTGGTCTTTGGAGATACGGAATCTGTCCATATCTGTAATGCCCATAGCTCTAATGGCTTCTTCAGCAATCTGACCAGCGTTGTATTCCATGTTCAAACCTGTCTGCGCCATAATCTGTAGCATGTTCATCCATGTCTCAGCATTACGTGTTGGTTCGAGTGGTAGTGTGCCATCAATCACAAGGTAATCAATATCGCCTTGTAAATCTTTTTGTACGTCAAAATCGAGATAGCCGTCATCTACCATAGATGCTAGTTGGTTTGGCATTTCTCTTTCGTCTACCTTGACTGAACCTTCCATAGACAGACTGTCTTGTATGTTAGCAACCATCATCCGTACCATAGGTCGGATGGTGGTGGCAGACATTACACGTGCTAGCACACCAAGACGTTGTGAGCCCAGTTGTGTTAGACGCTGTATTTCTGTCGCCGTTCGGATGCCGTCTGATGTTGGCATACCTTGTTGTGCGTCGGATGCTGCCGATACTCTTTGCTTGAGTTCTGCCATAGCAGCAATGTCGTTGAAGTGACCACGGGTTACGTCTGGAACCTGTGCAATAAATACACCGTCCCCAGGCTTTGTCCCTGGCAATGTTCTGACAACACCCCAAGGATTCCTGTCGATTAGGTCAGGAACACTTACTTGTGTTGGGTCAACAAATATGAGATTGTTGAGCGCTGCACTAATGTTGTCGATACGTGAACGCATCAGGTATGTAGCTATATCGTGCATCGGCAATATAAGGTCGTAGAGTGATTGACCATACGTCTTGTGCGAGTCTTGATATAGACCACCGATAACAGCTGGCATCTGTCTGCCGTATGGGTTGAGCTGGAATCGGATGACCACGTTCTCGTCTAGTATTGTGATGACTAAGAATATCTGGTCGATTGTAGGTATGTTGATTTCGTGACCAGATAGACGTACCCACGCCTCGTCTACCACTCGTGCGTCGCCCAGTGTGAAGTATGCGTGGTCAAATCTTTCTCTTTGGTTTGGTGCAGACGGGTCTATTGATAGACCTCTGCCTTCTTCCCTATGAAACTGGTGTGCGTTCCAAGCGTTTCGTGGTGGTGAAATCTTGTGACGTAGGGCTGGAAACATTTTTAGTTTCGGATACATTCCACTGTATAGAAGCGAGTTGAAGCTGACGTAGTCTGAGAAGACTATGTACTGCATGTTGTCCCAGTCACCCCAGTTTACTCGTGGGTCTGGGAAGAA